TCGGTTGTGTCGCTGGTGCGCTCCCAAATCTTGAGCGGCAACAGGAGATCGGTGGGGAGAACCGAATTTGGCGTCAAATCCGTCCAATACTCTGAGCCGTCCCAAAAGCCCGCGTTGTCGAGCCACTGTTGAACGGTCGGATCGGGCTGCGACGGTCCCAACGGTCCATTGATGGGCGGCAAATTCTCAACAAGATAGTTGTCCTGAATGAGCGTGGGAACCTTTACGTTGCGGAGCTTTCGATAAAGCTCTCGAATCGAGGAGTTCAGATGATTCAGAAGGAGGGGATTGTTCGTGTTGGGCGGCGTGGTCAACTGATCGGGCAAAACGATGCCCTCGCCGGGAGTGCCGGTGGCACCGGCAAACGAATCGTTGCAGATCGACCGAACCATGTTGGCAATAGTTTCCAAAGATGGATAGTTCGGTCCTGTCGGGATCGGCATGTGTCACCTTCGACGATTATACACCCCAAACGAGGTCGAAAGCAGTCTGTTGGGAGAGTTTCAACGAGGCTGACGATCGGCCTCGCTTGAGGAGCTTTTTGGCAGACCCATTTTCTCGGCGCGTTCGGCATCGAGAACGCAGACGCCGCCGAGGGAGTTCTTGTGGGCCGCAATTCCAGGCTTGATTGGTTCGCCGCACAGTGGGCACTCGACGGAGCGCGTCATCTTGCGGTGCCACGAATACTCCTCTCCAAAGTATTCGGCGGCCATGTGGTAGTCCTGATTGATGAGGAACTCAAGCTCGCGTGGGTTGCTGATCTCAAGGGTGCGGGCGCGCTCCAGCAGCCCCCGGTAGTAGTTCTCGCGGCGCTTCTCCGCTTTGGCGACCTCTTCCTCCGTTGGAGGATTGTTCTTCGACCAGAAAACACCCTGGCTGGTGAGATCGACGCCGAAGCCATGAACGAGTTGCGCCGGAATGACGGCATCCTGATTGAGCGTGGGGTTGTTCGGGTTGACGAGCGAGGCTGCCACTTGCTCGGCCTTGTGGCCCCGCACGATCAAATCGCCGATGGCGCCCTCGCGGTCGATCTGTTGGAAGGGCGACGGGATCTTCACGACGAGAGCATAGCGTTCCTGGGGCTTTTTGGCCCGAACAAGAAGGCGGGGGAAAAGCGGCGGCTGCGAAACGGTGAAGTCGCGGTCGCTGGTTGTGTAGATGTAGATGTAGTATTCGGGCTCCCGGTACATATTGGCGTCGAACACCTCGGGGATCTTGTGTTCCGATGCAAGAGACTGGGACTCGGGTGCGCTGGGGGGAAGCGTGCGGCCAACGCGGGCATTAATGGCGCTCATTTTGCTCTCCTATTCACTGGATGGGACCGGTTGACAGACCTTTTCCTCGTTCTCGAATGATGCGGACGGCATTTCGCCAATATCGCTCGATCTGTTCGGACTTTTTCTGGACGACGGAGTTGCAGGCAAGTCGAGCGGCGCTTCGGGGTGCGGTTCCGAAAGCAGGATACGCATTTTGTAAACTGGCCTCAATTTGCCCAACCTCTTCCTTGTCCCGCCGTTCTTTTTCCTCGATCATCAAAGCTCTGCGGCGCTCGAAACTGATCCCCTCGGCTTCCTTCAAGATGGGAACGATGAGATCCACCAGCAACGATGATAGCTCCATGTGCTCGATTTTCAAAACACCATTCGTGAAAGTCTTGCTGACAAGGGGAATGACGACCTCGTAGCGTCCCTTGTACGGATACTCGCCGAGGATCTGCAATCCGGTTTCCTCGTCGTAGTTGGCGACGTAGTAGCTCTCGGGGGTGCCATATTTCTCGGGCGGCTGCCACTGTAGGATCGCCCACCCCGGATCGAAACTAAGGGGGATGTCCCGGTAGCCAATGAAAGTGGGCTGCCCGCCGCCTGCCCAAATCCCCCCAGCCCGGTATGTCTCGCTCCGCTGCCACGCAATCCTGAACATGGGCTCATCGTACTTGTTCACGCCACCAGCCTCAGTAATGCGCTGCTGAAAATCTTCCGGGCACTCCCGGTGCTCATCGCAGTTGCGCGGTGTAATCACGACAAGACCGTTCCTTCCTTCGGCACGTCGGCATCATTGATGAAGTCTCCCTGATCGAGCAACTTGAGAAGCTCATCGGGATTGGTGCCCAGCTTCTTCATCAAAGCCTGCATCAGAATCGTGTGCTCGTTGACGAGTTCAACGCACCGACGCAGGGCGGCATCCCTCGAATGAACCTCCTGCCGACCAAGGGCAAAGCCCTTTTCAAAGGCATCGGTTTCAGCTTTCGCCGCCATGTTGCTCCTCCGGCACATATTTGGTGCCGATGACTTCCATATCGCTCTTGGGGGGAACCTTGCCGCGAATGTCTTGGATGCGGAGGAGCACCAGTTTCTCGTCCTCCTCGAACTTTTCGGCCGCATATTCGCCGAACAGAACCACATCGCCCACCTGGATGATCTCATCGAGGGGGATGCGGAGGCCGCCAATGACGACAAACTGGCCGAGGGCGAGGACTTCGCCGGTGCGTTCGGCTTGACGGTATCTTTCGGGGATAAGGATGGTGCTCTTGGATTCTTTGGTGAGGCGGCGAACGAGAACGCGGTCGAGGATCGGTTGAATCATCTTACTCTCCTAAAAAAGAAAAGGGCCAGCCCTTTCAGACTGGCCCCATTCTACATACTCACTGAGCGATCGTCAACTAGACGGTCGGGGTTGCGGCGTCCTGAATATAGAGCCCCAGCTTGGGAGCGCTGTTCGCCAACTGGAACGCCACGTTGTAGGCGAACATGTGGCTGGTCAGATAGGTTCCGTTGGTGGTCCCAACGTCGGGGACGGGCACAACCGTCATGCCGCCTCCGAAGTCGTAGAGTTCCATCGGAATCATCTCCCCGAGATACCACGTATCGAAGAGCAGCAAGTCCACGCGGTTCGGGATTGCCGTCCATGATGTGTGGTATTCACGGCCGCCGAAAGTCTCGACGAAAAACTTCCGGGCCATGTCGGGAACCGCAGAGCCCTTCTCGATGTTCTGAGAGATCTGCGGGTTGTAGAACAGGTTGCTGATCGCAAACGCCTGTTCCGGGGGACCGTACCACACGGCCGACTTGATGCCGGGAGCGTCGGGGCCAAGCGCACGTCCCAAAAGGACGATGGCGCGCTGGGCAACGCCCTGGGTGATCGGGCCGCCGTTCAGATTGATGGTGGGGGTGGACAAGCGACCGGGCCACTTGGTCCGGGCGACACCCGCGATGGTTCCGGCGTTGGAGTTGGTCTGCCAATACCGGATGCCGAGGATGTTGTTGCCGCTTGTGAGCGAGCCGCTGGTGCCGTTCACCATCAGGTAGTCGCCGTTCGTGGTCCCCGACGGAAGGATGGTCGAGAACCAGAGCGTTTGGGCAACCGGATCAACCGTTGAGATGATCGCGGTGCCGCGACTGGTCCCGCCTTCCGAGGGAAACACGGAGACGATCTGCTGATCGGTGAACGCAAAAGCGACGTTCATGCCGACGATGGAAGCGACTTGATTGCCGGAGCCGCCGCTCAAGGTGACAGTGGCGGTTGCCGGGATCTGGTCGAGCGCGCCGCTGCCGTCCCCGTTAATCAAGCCCTCGACGCCCTGCATGGCCTGATCGAGCGAGTTCTTCAATTCCTGCGCCTGCACGTTGAACAGCCCTCGGGCCTTCCCGCTGGTGGCGCTCTGTGCGAGGTACGAAATTTCACAGACGTTGAAGAGGAAAACCGGCGACAACGCGAACGAGTCCCACGAAGAACCCGTGCCGCGCAGCAAGCTGGATGCGTCACCCGTGCCTTGCTGGATGGCTGCACCGGCCTGCGGACGGAACGGAACGCGGAACGAAGGCCGCGTGACGCCCCCCGCCTGGGTCACGTTGGACACAGGGATGGTCGTGGCGCGGTTCTTGAAGAGTGAATACGCCGTTGTTCCTTTGGGGATCAGCGACGGAATATCCTTGGAGAAGGCTTCGAGTTCGACTGCCTCGACCGCGCTTTCCAAAAGAGGATTGACTTGGGTAGCCATAGGGAAACCTCGAATGTGATCTCAGCTTTGCTCGGCTCTCCAACGAACAAACTGGGGTGACTCTCCGGGGAACCACAAAAGAGGCAGGGTATCTAGGTTTTTCGCTGGCGCGAACGGTTTTGCAACCGGCCTACCTACAAGGAAAGCCTAGACGAAGCGAGATTCCTTGTCAAGCCACTTTTTATTATAGATGATTGGCTCAGAAAAATTAGGCCATGAATGAAGAGCACGCGCCCAATTTTTTGCGATGGTACGAAACTCTGAATAAGAAGCGTTGTTCTTTATCCGATTAGCACGAAAACTAATCACCCATACGTTGCCAGGAATATAACCCTTGGATGAATCCAGTCGATCAAGCGAAGGACTGTCATCAGCAGTTACAGTATTAGCATACTCTATTTGAATCCCCAGTAAAGGGCATCGGATAGGCAAACAAAAGTCATCAGGCCCAATAGCAAAACGGATACCACTTTTCTTAGCACGTACTCTAGCAGCCTGAACCATTTTGTGTCGGGCATCCATCAAGCCACCCCTTTGTGCTACGTGCCTCAGCGCCGATAGTGAGAGCCGAGGGAGCCGAAGCCGCTCAGGAGGCCAAAGATGTTCAGGAGCCAGAGAACGACGCAGATGATGACGACGGCGTTCAGGATCTTTTTGATGGTGCCCTGCATGGGAACATACTGATTCACCAGCCAGAGCAGAACGCCAACGACGATCAAAACGAGCATGATGTGTAGAAGGTCCATTGAGGTGCTCCTTTCTACCACAGGATAGAGGGAACGCAAGGTGAAAACTGTTCTAATTTGGACAGTCGCCGGGGATGGCGGTGCAGGGCGTACCGTTGGGTGTCGGCGGGTAGGGAGCCTTCTTTTTCTGGACCGCGCAGCCCGCAAGGGTCACTAGAACTAGTGAGAGTAAGAAAACTTTTACCACTTGACGAACCTCGATTTCAGGCCGCGAGCCTTGGCGACCTCAACTTTCAGGGCGGCGCGGTGCGTGATGAAGGCTTGCTTGGCGCCGGGGAAGTCCCAATCAATATCGCCATCGGCGGGCTGCTTGGCAACCTTGATGAGTTCGGTTGACGTGGGCGCCGCCTTGGTTGCCGTCGCGGTTTTCGTTCCCGGTTTGGCGGGCGCGCCCACTTTGAGGCCGTATTCCTTGGCGACCTTGGCGATGACGGCATCGGCGAGCGACGTGACCTTCGTTTTGTTCAAGGTGAGGATGCGGGCGCGATCGGGCTTCTTGGCGTTCATCATCGCGTCGGCCTGAGTCTTGTAGGCTTTGTCGTTCGAGAGGGCCTTGGCGAGTTCGGTCATGCAGGCTTGCGCCACGTTCAAACGCATCGCCGGAGTGAGAGTATTGAGGGAAGCCGCAAAAGGCTTCAAGCGCGAGCCGAGTTCGCTCTGAATGTGAGTGTTCATTTCGGTGCCGATACCAGCCTCGAAACTCTTTCGTTGTTCGGAGCGAAGTGTTTCGCGTTCCTTCAAGAGTTGCTGACGTTCGGGCGCGAGAGCATCCTGATTCGACTTTTCGGCGAGTGATTTCTGCTCGGAGAACCACTGGCGCACGCTGTCAACGATCTCCTTCAACTCCGGCTTGTCGCCCATCTTGGACGAGAGATAGTCCATGACGCGGGGAAACTTGGAGTCGATGAGCCCGCGCACGAAATGAGGCTGGACGGCCGCCTGGAAAGCCTCGGGATTGAGCTTGGCGAGCTTTTCGAGGTAGGGGGAGGCGAGCTTGGCGAAACCCTCCGGTGAATCCTCGATGATTCGGTCGAGGACTTCGGGATTGCCCTGTTCGATCATCGAATCGGTTTCTTCGATGTTGTTGACGATGCCTTGGAGCGAGGCCAGTCCCTCGATGCCGCCAACGCTGTCGAGAGAGGCGCGAATCGTGCGCGCTTCCTCGACCGAGGGAATGACCTCTTTGTAGGTTTCATAGCGGGAGTAGCCGTCGTTGAGGAGCTTGACGGCTTGGGCGTGCTCGGGGCTCGACTCGCGGAACGCTTTAAGGGCAGCGCGGATTGCAGCAGTCGTTGGAGGCTGGGAGGGAGGAGCCTCTCCTCCTGCGGCGCCACCCTCAGATCCTTCTTCACCATCAGGAGAGGAAGTAGTTACGGCCTCGGAAGTTTCTATGGACTCGGGGGCGTTTGAATCGGCAGGCGGCGTTTCGACTTGTGACACGGAGCTTTCGACGGGTTCCGAAGCCGTAGATAAAATTGCTGTCGCGCTTTCGATAGCACTCATCAGAGCACTCTCCTAGTCGAGATACTAGATGTCGGCAGGGTAAATGTCAACTAGCTCATCGAAACGGATGATTTTTCATCCACGTTGAGAACAGGTTCCAGCCGATAACCGTCGCCATCCACAAAAACAGCAACAACACCCCCAGGCTTGACCAAGTTTTCCGGCTCATCGTTGCGCTCTCCCTTCAAAAGAGAATTTAGCACGTCGATGACGCTGTGATGAGTGAAAAAGGCGGCCATTTTCTCCTCGGCGTCGGCCAAAGCCCTTATAAAAAACTTTTCGAGCCGATTTTCGCAGTCGAGGCGCGATTCCCCAAGCGGAATCTTTACTTTTGGATTCTGCATGTAGAGCTTGAGGGTGTCCTTGCCCTCTTCCTCCAACGTGCCGGTCAGAACGCCGCGATTCCAGGGCAAAAGGGAGCGTTCCTGCTGGATGGGCTTGCCCAGCATGAGGGCCATCGTGACGCACCGGATGAGGGGCGACGAATAGACCTGCTGGATGTCGTAGTCGCTCAGGAAGTCGTAAACGACAGATGCTTGTTTAACGCCTTCCTCGTTCAGGTCAACGTCGGTCCACGAAACGAATACCCCCGAATCGGAGAGGGTGTCCAGACCATGCCGGATGAGAAAGGCGATGGGGTTACTTTGGCGGGGGCTGTTGGGGGCCATTGTTTTGTCCCGCCCTCTTCATTTTAGTGATGGTGATATTTTCAGCGGCCGGAACAGTCTTGGGAACAACCTGCTGGGCGATCTTGTGCTGTGTATCGGTGAGTTGTTTCTGCTGGATCGCGGGCGGCGCGGTGGTGATGCCGTTGTTGGCGAGCACCTGAGTCTCGGCGTCGGGCGGCAGCTTATCGACGGCAGCCGTGAAGTGCAGCGGTGTGGGCTGATGCGGCGCAAACTTTTTCGCAAGCTGCGCGTGCGACTGCCAGAAGAGGAACACGTTCTGGAAGCCGCGCTGCTGCTCGAAGATGCCACCCTTGAAGGAAACACCCTCGTCGCTGTTCAGCCACTCGAAGGCAGCCTGAGCCTCGACAGCATGGTTTTCACTCTCGTCCTGGGCGACGGCCACGCTGGGAACTTCCTGCGGCATCGACTTCATCGCTTGTTCGAGTTGCTGGAACATGCCCTCGGCCTCGGGCGGGATGGGAACACCCATCACCTGATCCGTCATCATGCCGATTTTGGCTTCATCCACCTGTTGCTGCATCTGGAGAAGCTGAGGATTGGGGAGGGGCTCGGTGTTCTTGAGAATTTCGATGGAGCCGAGAGCTTTCTCGGCGCTCTCCTCGCCGGGGATGGTCAGATCGGCCATGCGAATGTTTTGGGCGATGGCCCGCATGTTCTTCGTGGATTTGAGAAGCTCGGCGAAGAACGGGTTCTGCGGCGCCAGCGTGACGATCTCGGTGTAGCGAGTCTCGCGCTCACGGAACGATTCGGGAATGGCGCTGTCGTACTCGGGATAGATGACGATACTGCCCCGGAGGTCGTCAGGATCAATCTGGATGTTGCCTGTGTCCTTGTCGTAGGCGCTGATGACTTGAGAACGGTCGGCGGCGGCAAGAACAGCTTGGCGGGCAGCCTCGTTGAAGGCGGCATGGGCGCTTGCCCACGGCACACCGATGCGGCCGAGGGCGGTATCCCGCTGAATTTGGGCGCCCCCCACAGTCTCGGTTCCGGTGTCTCCCCCGAAAATGGAGGGGAGGGCTCCCGACAGGGATTCGGGGAAGGCATTGAAAAAGAGTTGGACAAAATCGGGCAGCGAGGGTTGCGGCTGCGGCGTCGGCTCGACGAAAACGAGTTGATCGACCGGCACACCAGGCTGACGTTGGAAGGGACCGGAGCCCCCAGGAGTGTTGTTCTGGTTGCTGAGCGCGGCCACATCGAAGGCTTCGGAGTCATAGTGGCGGCGCGGAATGGTGCGCTTGAAAAAATCATCCATGATGTCGAGATAGGCGTTGAGGCGCTTTTGAAGGGAGATCCCGTTGGTGCCGAGAGCGCGGCGGTTCTGTCCGATACCGGGGAGGCCGTGCGCCACAACCAGATGGTCGTCCATCGACTCGGCGCGGGCGCCCACGAAAGTTTGACCGGCGTAGATGACGAGGCAGCCGGTGGGAAACTTTTGCAGGAAAGATGCGCGAATGTCGTCGTTCACGATCTCGTCGTAGAACATTTCGGGCCGGAACCAAGAATACTGCTCGGTGACTTCCCGCATCATGGCGTCCCCGGTAACGTAGGAGCCCAAGAGCGCCAATTTCGTGTTCACGCGGGCGATCTTGTCGAGTTCGATTTCGCCGATGCCGCAGGAACCCGGTCGGATGTCCTTGGCGACCCAAGGGTAGCGGCACTTGGCGATGGCGACATCCAACTCACGATAGAGTTGAATGAATTGCATCTCCTTCATGTACTGCGCTTCCATCGGCACTTTGCCCTCGAGCTTCCCGTAGATCGACGTGATCTCGCGGCCCTTCGGATTGCCGCCCTCGTCGAAGCCGAACTTTTGTCCGTCGAGAACCAAGCGCGTGTAAAGGAGCGCCCGATCGTCCGTGTAGAAGTAATAGGCAATCTCGGCGAGTCGAGCGCGCAGGTCATTGTTCTTTTCATAGATCCTCTTGTATTTGTTGGCGGCTTTGGCAGCCCGGATGTCGGCGATTTTGTCGATGTCCTGGGGGAAGAACTGAATTTCGGGGACTTCGCGGGACATGGCCGATACGATGATGTCCTTGTCGCGGCCGTAGGTGTTGGTCGAGTAGAGGGCCGAGGAGTCGGCCGTCGATAGCGGCCCCCACTTTGAGCCTTCGCCGGGGAGCGACCAGCCACCGCCGCGCCGGGGAACAAGGTGTTGGTAGCTGCGCTCGAACAAACGGGCTTCCCATGCCTGTTCGACCTCGAAGCGGCGGGAGGCGACGTTGGTGCGCGCCGCGATGATGACGAGTTCGTGCATCACCTTTTTCTCGTCCTCGGTGAGTTCGACAAATTCGTTGGGGCTAAAATCCCACGCGGTATATTGGCCGGGAACGTAGTCCTGGGTGTCGGGGATGGTATCCTGCTCGGTGAACTGCTGGTTCGTCGGCGAGGACTCCTGAGAGTCGGGAACGGGGACGGTGTTAGTTGCCATCGGCAGATTCATCCTTGGGCGGCACGTTGGACCGAATGGCGCCCCTCTCCTGAGATCCGCTGAACTCCGGGTGGGCGCCCGAGAGCAGAAGGATTCGGGGAGTATCGAAAACCGGATGAGCGCCAGCGACTTTTTTACCGGAACCCCGACTCATTTTCTTTTTGTCCTTGTCGATTCCCGCTTTATACATTGTGCCTCAAAGTTTGGGCGGGTCAAAAACGTGGTGCGCTTCTGGCCCTTGGCCTTCGGGTTAGGTAAGCACCCTCGATGAGGGCGGCGGTATCAATTCCGCGTGCGCTCCCAGCCGCCCGGTCTAGGAGTTCTTCCCACGTTTCGACTTCGGCGCGTATCCCAGCTTCTTGCGCTTGTTCTTCGTCGCGTAGAACACTTGCTCGCCTTTTTTCTCACCGTACTCCTCGGTCATGGCGGCGTGGGCTTTCTCGGCTGAGCCCTTCTTGCCGCCGAACTGCGGATTGTATCGGGACAAAGGCACAGTCAGACTCCAAAGCCATGAGTACCGGCATCCTGATTGTCGGTTGGAGGGGCAGCGTCGTCGTGGACGGCCGACATCGAGATCTGTCCTCCACAGTGGGGACACGCAAAGGTTTCACCGGCCTCCTGCCGCTCATGCGCCGACTCCGAAGGAACCTTCTCTCCTGGCTTTCGTTGAGCGGTGCGGGCGTCGTGGGAGGTCATCATGGGGCGGTTCGTGAAAGGCGTTCCATCTTTTGCGATATGGGCCATCAGTTTTTCTCCTGGGGGGCGGCCTTCTTGTTGGCGGCCTCCAAACGATCTTCCTCTTCCATCTTGGCGATCTCAGTTTTCAGATAGGTTTGCCACGATGACTCGGGCGGCGCCTGCGTTTGCGCGCCAGTTGTAGGATGCACAAGACGGGGGCGCGCCGGATTCAGGGCGGGAATGAAATAGAGTTCGAGGCGTTCGAGCTTTCCCTTCAACTGCGCGTTCTCGTCGGCCAGTGTTTTGATCTGTTCGTCCCGCGCTCGTAGCTGGGAGCGAAGTTCGGCTTCGACCTTGGCGTTGGCTTGGAGCCACAAATCGCGGTATCGAGTGAAGAAGGAGAACATTAGTTCCTCAAGATCTTGCCGTCGGGTGTTCGCAGCCGGGACTCCCAACTGTTGCGAATGGGAGCTTGGGCGGCATCGCGGTCCATCGTGGCCTTGAATTGCGCGAAGTGACGGGCGAGTGGATCGGCGATGGCTTCGATGCGCTCTCGGTCTTGCTGCTCTTGCGGCTTCGCTCGGGTTCCCAACTGCCCGAAGAGGCCGTAAGTGAAACCATCATAGCAGTCGTCCGCTTTGTTGTCCACCTTGAGAACGTCGTCCAGGCGATCGGGGTCGCGTTGGAGTTGGGGGAGGGAGGTGATGATCTCGGGGCAGGTGTCGAGAATGACGAGATCGCCCTTTTGGAGCATGTTGTAGGCGAAGGAAGCGCGGCCGATGCGGTTGCGGGTGGCGGGAGAGACGGAACATTGACCGGCCTCGCGTAGCAAACGGGAGAGAACGTCGGCGGGAGTGAAGGCTTCCATCTGGCGCGAGAATTTTTCATGGGAGAAGTAGGCAGCTGCGAGCTTGACCGGGAAGTTGGTGCCGGGGAGCCGCAGTTTTTTCAAGAGCATGGAGACGATGGCGCCTTGGGCGGTTTCGCTGGTGACGATCTCGTTGAAGCAGACGGTTTTCATCCGGTAGTTGCCGGTGGCCGATGACCGAACCAGGGCTTTCGTGAAAAGATAGATCGCATTGTGGTGCGCCATGCCCCAGTCCCATCCGGCCCAGCAGGATTGATAGGGTTGCCACACGATAGCATCAGGATCAGAACGCAGATTAACGACGTGGTGTTCGGGGGAAAAGCAATCATAGTATTGTCCTTCCACTCGGTCGAGTAGGCCGAACAGAAATTTGTCGCGCTTCGCCGGAGGCAGTCCGTTGAGGCGGGCGATGATGCCGGGATCGCGTTCGAGGACGAAGGGGTTGTCCATGACGGTCGAGTGGGAAACGGCATATTGGGCGGGGTCATAGACGCAGCGGCGCTCGCCGATGTCATCGACGTACCACTTGCCGTCAGGGTCGCGCTTGGCTCCATCGACACCAACGGGCTTGCGATCGACGAAAAGGGATTTGTAGTAGAGCCAGAAGGGGCCGATCGGGTTGGTGCAGCCCCAAATCACGGGAGAGGGCATCTCGCCGGTTTTCGGGTTGGGCTGGCAGCGAGGGTTGATGGTGTTGCGGGAGATGAGAAGCTCGAAGGCGTCGGGCGAAAATTGGGCGCACTCGTCGAGGAGGATGAAGGGGTAGCCCTGGCCGAGGTATTGGAGGATGTCGCGTTCTAGGTTGTGGGTGCAGGAGCCGAAGAAGATGCGGGATTCGTGGCCCTCAACCTGGAAGGTGGCGATGTGCTTGGAGTCGTTCCATTTGTAGATGGGGCGGCCATCGACGGAGGCGAAAGCCCGGAGGTCGGTGATGGCGCCGCTTTCCAATTCCCGAAAAGTGCGGCGCAGAACGAGGATGTCGCAGCCGGGAAAGGTGGTCACATAGTTGATGAGGCCGAACATGAGGGCGCAGAAGGTTTTGCCGGAGCGAACGCCACCGACGCCGAGACGCATGGGAGCCGTGGCGTCGTAGAGTTCACGCTGCTTGGGCGTGAGTTGGAAGTCCAGCTTGGTGATCTTGTCGCTCAACGGGGGCACCCCTTTATGCTACGTGGCGGGCCGCTCAAGTTCAGGGGCAGTTTAGCACGAAACTAGCGGTAGAAGCGTTGGGAGCCGATTTGGACGAGGAAGGGATGGTTCACGATGTCATCGACGATGTGGATCTCGAACCAGGGAGATTTGGCTGATTTGGGATTTTCGTAGAAGTGAGCGCCGTTGGTGGTGTCGGCGATGGTGCCATCGAGGATGTAGGGAGCCTGGGTGATGCAGTAGGAGTATTGGGGGTCGCCGGGTTTGGGAGCGAGGTTGAACTCGGGGTCGGAAGGGATGGACATGGATGAGAATTGGTTCTTGCCGTAGATGACGGAGTGGAGGGTGAGGCCGAAGCCGGGGGCGCCGACGCGATTTTTGATGACGCACATGACGGCGCACATGCCGGGGGTGCCTTCGCCGCGAGCTTCTTTCCAGGCACAGAGGGCGAGGGATTCGAGGTCGGATTGGTCGAAGGTCATAATGAGATCCTAAAAAGAAAAGGGGGCCGTCATCCCTGCGGCCCCCCTCTCCCTTGGTACAACGACTAGCCGCCGATCGGCGCGGCAGGCTTGGCAGCGGCCGTGGGTGTGGTCGGTGTCGCCGGTGTGGCGGCCGGGGGCGCTTGGGCTGCGGCGACAGCGGCGTTGAGGGCGGTGATTTGGGCGTTGATGTTTTGGGCAGCAGCTTCGACGGAGGCATCGGGGTCGCCGCTGGCTGCGTTGGCTGCTTGCAGGGCGGTGACTTCGGCCTGGATCTCGGCGACGGCTGCGGAGACGGATGTGGCGAGTGCGGCGATTGCGTTTTGCAGGTCGGTTAGACCTTGAAGCTGAGTGCTCATCATTTTCTCCATTCTTTGAAGGATTGTGAGTTGTTCACGGAAGTTGGCGAGGACGAGTTCTTGGAACTGTGCTTCGTTCAGCATGGGGACATCATACACCGAGTTGGAAAGGGGGGAGTGAAAAATTTTGGATTTTTTTTTCGGTGAGGATCATTTTTTGACGGGGGTG